ATCACATTTATTGTCGATGAATATTTGGAAAATTATCAATCACTACACAACTGGCTTACTGGTTATGGATTTCCATCCGACAGAGCTGAGTTTAGAGCGCATAGAGATGTAACCTCAAACACGCCAGCTGGGGGTTCGACACCATCAGTTGATATTGTTGGTGCTGCAACAGCAGATAAGGCGATGTACTCAGATGCATTTCTTATGATTTTATCGAATAAGAATAACCCAATTCTAAATGTTAACTTTCAGAATGTATTTCCAATATCACTCAGTGGATTAGATTACACGCAGGGTGCAACAGATGTTGAGTATATGACTGCTGAAGTAACATTCAAATACCAAATCTACAAATTTGAGAGTGTCTAAATAAGAGTGAGCAGGTTTGGTAAGCTTTAACATTTATCAAATCTTAGACTTAATTACTGGTGACAACTCGTTCGAACTCATCAGGGTCAATATATCACAGAGAGAAACCAAACTGCTCACTTTTTTTATTATGAGGTAAACATGGATTTAGAGACACTAAAACGAACTGCAAGGGAAGACCTTCCCGTATCTGATCTAGAACACATTGATCAGGAATCTTTCAAAAATCAAATGATCAAACAGAAGTGGTTGGACTTTAAGGCTGACTTTGAACTTCTGCTCATCAAAGCAAAGACTGACCATCAACAGATGTATCGACAGAAATGGGAATACTATGGTGGTAAGGCAGATGCAAAAATATATGCTGCAAAACCATTTGACATCAAGGTTATGAAAACAGACCTTCAGATGTATATTCAATCAGATGACGATATTCTTCGACTTCAAAATAAAATTGGTTACTACGACTCATGCTTGGACTACTGTAAGGGTGTGATTAAATCCATCGACAATCGTGGATGGGACATTCGTAATGCAACTGATTGGAAGAAGTTTGAAGCTGGTATGATTTGATGACTTGGGGTTACCATACACTTTTTGATTGCGAAGAATGTCCTGTAGAAAAATTCACAGAGAAAAACATTCGATCATTTATATTAAACATCGTAAAAGATATAGGTATGAAATCATATGGTGATCCGATGATTGCTCACTTTGCATCACACAATCCTGATGTTGCAGGGTTTAGTTTCTGTCAAATGATTGAAACAAGCAATATCACTGGACATTTTGTAGATAAAACTGGTGACTGTTATATCGATATTTTTAGTTGTAAGGATTACGATAAGGGTCTTGCAACTGGAATTATTGTAGATTTCTTTAACCCTAAAGAAATTAAAATGAAATATATTGAAAGGGGTTAGTTGTGCGTATATCAAAAAAGAACGAAGTCTATCTAGTCCTAGATGGGATGACAGATTCTACTCGACAAGAGTTGACAGAGTTCTTTACCTTTGAGGTTCCCGGTTTTAAATTTATGCCAACCTACCGAAGTCGAATGTGGGATGGAAAGATACGACTCTTCTCCCCATCTACAGGTGAGATATATGTTGGATTGCTTCAATATATCAGGGGTTTCTGCCAGAAAAACGGAATTGAATATATATTAGAAGAGGGAGTTGAAAATGATCGGGTTATTGTTCGTCAAGTGGTTAGAGATTTCATCAGGTCACTTAAACCAAAATCTGGGGGGAAGTCTCTCAAAGTGCGTGACTACCAAATTGATGCGGTACATCACGGTATTGCCAGAAATCGTGCTCTTCTTGTTTCTCCTACTGCTTCGGGTAAATCACTCATAATCTACTCGTTAGTTCGTTATTATCATATGATGGGATTGAAGACCCTGATACTAGTTCCTACCACCTCACTTGTGGAACAGATGTATTCAGACTTCGAAGACTACGGATGGAGCTCTGGCACATACTGTCAGAAGGTATATCAAGGACACTCCAGTAAGGTTGAGAAAGACGTTGTTATATCGACATGGCAGTCTATCTACAAGTTACCAAAGAAATATTTTGAACAGTTCGGTTGTGTGATTGGTGATGAGGCGCATATGTTTAAGGCTAAGTCACTCACTGGTATCATGACAAAGTTACACCTATGTAAGTATAGATTCGGTCTTACAGGCACCCTAGACGGGACGCAGACGCACCAACTTGTTTTAGAAGGTCTATTCGGTCCTGTTGAAAAAGTTACTACCACAAAGGAGTTAATTGAGAAGAAATCTCTTGCTGACCTCAAAATCAAGTGCATTATTTTAAAGCATGAGAATATACGAGAGAGAATGACTTATGCAGAGGAACTACAATATCTAGGCGAACATGAACTTAGAAACGAATTTCTTGCTGGGTTGTTGATGCATCTTCCCGGTAATACATTATGTTTATATCAATTGGTAGAAAAACACGGCAAACCTCTCTATGAGAAAGTCATGAAATCTCAAGAGGAAGGTTTCTTTGACGATAGAATGCGAAAGGTATTTTTTATCTATGGTAACACAAGTACCACAGAAAGAGAAAGGATACGATCTGTTGTGGAGGGTGAAAAAAACTCTATCACCATTGCATCCTATGGCACCTTTAGCACTGGTATTAATATTCGTAATATTCACAACATCGTGCTCGCAAGTCCGTCTAAGTCTAGAATTCGAGTGCTCCAGAGTATCGGTAGAGGATTGCGTCAGGGGGAGAATAAAGATTCCGTTTTGATATTTGATATTGCAGATGATTTGACTTTTAGACATCAGAGTAACTTTACACTTAACCACTTCCAAGAACGCATAAATATCTATAACACAGAACAATTCAACTATGAAATTAGTAAGGTAAACCTAAAATGAACACAGATACATATAAAATTCTGAAGCTCATTAGTGGCGAGAATATCATTTGTGAGCTTTCCGAAGATAACGGCAAATACGAAATCACAAGACCCCTTCTAATGCATGTCTCCCCAAAGATCACCGTGACCGGCATGACAGAATCGTTGATGCTCTCACGATGGGTGCAACCTTTCACTGAAGAAAAATATTTTGAAATTGATCCTAAACACGTTATCATTATGTTACCCGCATCGCCGGGACTGAGTATATATTATGAGGGTGTATTGGACAGGTTAGAAGGCCCGGAAGAACTTTCTACTATGGACGATATTAATGATGAAGAAATTTACGAAGAACTTTTAGATGAACTAGAAACAGAAAGTAAATATATTCATTAATGTAGTTCTGATAACCAAGGACAAGCTTAATGTAACACTATTTTCTGGTGGAGTCAAGGTTCCTTCTAAGATTATTTTAAGTTATAATGTTCCTTGACTTCATAAGTGTATTGATGTATAGTGAGTAAAGATTAAGGAGTATACCTAATGGCCAAATCAAAAGGTGAACATTATGTAGATAACAAAGTTTTTCTACAGGCGATGATTGAGTGGAAAGAAGCGTGCAATCTTTCAAAAGAAGACGATGATGGACGGAAACCCGCTGTAACAAACTACATTGGTGAATGTTTTTTGAAGATTGCAACGCATCTGTCTTACCGTCCCAATTTTATTAACTACACATACAAGGATGATATGATTTCAGATGGCATCGAAAACTGCTTACAATATGCTTCGAACTTCAATCCAGAGAAGTCAAACAACCCTTTCGCATACTTTACCCAAATCATCTACTACGCATTCATCCGAAGAATTCAAAAAGAAAAAAAGCAAACCCACGTTAAAAATAAAATTGTAGCGGGTAGTAACTACCAATCCTATGATACTATGCCGGGTGATTCAACTAGTTATAGTATTGATAATTCCTTTGCAATGGACAATCTTCCATTGGAAGATGTTTATAAACCAAAGACGGTAGAAAAAAAAAGTAAAAAAGGACTAGAGAATTTTATGGATGATGATATTGATAAGGTGGCGATTCGGGGTGACGAGCGTTGAAGCTTGCTATTATAACTGACACTCACTTTGGTGCTAGAAACGATAACCAAAACATTAATGACTTTTTCTATAAATTCTACGATGATGTATTCTTTCCTACCCTAGAGAAACGAGGTATTACTACCTGTATTCATATGGGTGATGTTACAGACCGTAGAAAGTTTATCAGTTTCAAAACTGCATCTGATTTTCGTAAAAAGTTTATTGGTCGTTTTCAAGAGTTGGGTATTGACCTTCATCTTATCATTGGTAATCATGACACCTTTTATAAGAACACCAACGAAGTCAATTCAATGGAAGAGTTGGTAGGTTCTGATAGGTGTAACATCTATACTGGCCCACAGGTTGTGGAGTTTGATAATTGTCCTATTCAGTTTATGCCGTGGATTAATGCTGGTAATTATGAAGAGTCAATGTCAGCGTTGAAAAACTCTCCAGCTCAAATCTTGATGGGCCACCTAGAAGTAAATGGTTTTGAAATGCACAAGGGACATAAATCTGAAGGTGCGTTTGAGAAGGAATTGTTTCGTAGATTTGACCTGTGTTTCAGTGGTCACTTTCACCATAAATCAGATGATGGCCAGATATATTATCTGGGTACACCATATGAGATGACTTGGAGTGACTACGATGACGCCAAGGGATTTCACATCTTCGATACAGAGAAACGTGAACTTGAACGCATTGTCAATCCTTACACACTTTTTGAGAAGATTTACTATGACGATACTACAACCGATTATACAAATGA